TTGACTTCTATACCGTCTCAATCGACCGTTCAAGTATTTTAGATAAATCGTGATGGTTTTCCGTGTAAACAAAGACTACGAATTTTCGGCGGAAGGTTGCAAGCAGAACTTGAGGTATCCGGGGTTACGCGTTACCTTATTGAATCTCTTGTTTATTTCATGCTTCCAGTATCGGACCGTGATAATCTCTTTATTCGGTCTATTATACCTATATGGAACCTTGCCACTCGTAACCATATCGACCATTTCATCAGCGTCCGAATAGATCATGTTATCCCCGAATATCTCTTTGTATCTTATATTCGATACGGGCACTGCTCCTAGTCCAATACTCTCATAATGCCTGTAACAGTCATCCCTATCTCCTCCAGTGGATATCAAAAACTTGGTCGTACTAATTCTATTCAGAAAATTATCATAAGCCCCGACACCAGTTGGTCCAGTCGGAGTTGTCGAATCCTTACCAAATATGTCATATTTTTTTCTGATATGATTATCGGGTAGATGTCCCCATGCGCTCGCACGCAGGTTTAGTATCGTATTGGATTTTTTAATATCCTTTTTCCTTACGAAGTCGGCATACTTAGCAACACTATATTGTCTTATTCCATATGGAAATGCCATATATTTTTCGTGATTGCAATAAATGGGATTCTGTGATATCCACAATATGATATTTTCGTCATTTAAACACTTGTCAGTCATATCACTTCTAGTCAGAGCTGGCGCATGATCCTGAGATGTCAGGAGAATTATTTTTATATTGTTCTTTTTAAGAAAAGGTAGTACATTGGAAAAAAAATATTCGAAGCGGCGAAACTGACATTGAACGATATCTAAATTCTTAATGGTTGAATAATTTTGATTCTTAAGAAGGTCATTCGCGCTGATTTTGACGTCGAGTGGTTTTGTATTTGGATTTGAAGTGTCGTACAAACAGGGGTATCCATCAACGGCTTCGCCCTTGTGAAGCAACAGCTCAGTTGCAATGTAGTGGTCGCATATGAGATATGGTGTTATTGGTGTCACAAACTCCTCGAAGGCTTGCATTACCTATATTATTACTTGTGAGCATTATTTAAGTTTTGAGTTGTCTTAAATAGCTTCTATTTTATACAATCCTTCGTCTACATGAGGAACTTCGTGATGTTTTCTATACATATAAAGTGCAATTTTGGGAACATGCTTTTCGCGCTGCAGGTTTCTATGCATTGATTCTTCTATAGTCGTTGTAATATGGATCGCTCGCACAGGAATCTTGAATTCTTTCGCAATATCGATGAAAACCTTTCTTTTTTTCTTGCCAGAATGTGTTGCATCTAATACTATCGAATTGTTAGAATTATCTGTCAGTGTTTGCTTCAATGCTTTCTTAAGAGCCGCTTCAGTTTTGTGGTCGTCACCATGTAGAATAATATATCTCTCGTTGTCCCCAAACGTCTTTTGAGCGTATGTAGACTTCCCGCTCCCTGGGTATCCTATCATCATCACAACCTCTCTGTGGTCGGGGAAGTGGGCGACGGCTTGGTCTTCCTTCACTGGGAAAGGAAACATTTCTTCTGGTGACTTGTATCTAATCCCACTGTTCACTGCGAATTCTTTATCGCTGTCTGCGAAGTCTCCTTGGCGCCCGAGAGCATCCCCGACATAAAATGAATGTTCCTTATTCACGCGTTTCTTATTTTTTACGTATGTATTATACATCCGAGGATTTGGTTTCTTGAACTCCTTCTCTGTCTCTATAAAGATGCTTATAGGGAGTTCGAGATTTCTTAGTGCATTCTCTATTTGTTCTGCCTTAAATTTCTGGCTTTGGTTCGTGAACACCACGAGAGCATACCCATTATCATGCAATAGTCTTAGCATTACTGGAACACTCGGTCGCAGCCACATCCAGTCATCGATGTCCTTGCTAAATGTAGATTTCGTCTTCGGCTTGACGAGAGTGTGGTCATAGTCCAAGCCCGCCATCTTGCTTCTGTATCTAAATCCGTTCAGATTAATATTGATCATCCCAGGATGTTCAATATTTGTCATTCTATAGTTACTTTATAGAAGATTTGAAAAAAACTTCTCAATTTTTGTATGTTGTATGTCCTATGGCTTGACAGTTATTCTTCTAATGATGTGCCGCAAAGAAACCTGTAATGCTCTGATCACCCTTCCTCATGTTGTCGGTTTGTCTCAGATAATCGTCGAACAACAGAGCTTTGACTTCCTTGTTCCTCAGACTATCTTCCTTTTTTTTGTATTGCTCCTGGTCTGGGTAGTCCTTCTTCAGAGCTTTTAACTCAGTCTTCCATCGTCTCAGAGACTCACCTTTTTTTATCCTGAACCCTTTGAGGTTTTCCAACACAAGGGCAAATACCTGCTGAAGTGGTTTCATGATCTGATTCGTAATATAGAACGAGTAGTTAATGTGTAGATTATTTTCCTTTATATATTCAGGCGTCTCGATTCGGTCTCCCTGCAACGCCTTCCTGTCTGGATTGTCAATATACACAAACGCGATTCGGTCACCATTACTCGGTTTATTTCCTGAATCCCTCGCACCAATTCTATCTGCCAAGACCTTGTGTGCTATTTGCTTCGGATTTTTATACCCTGACCTTAAAGCCTTCGTGATAATGAGCTTGTCCATTCCGTACTTCTCATCTACTATATCCTGCAAGCAAGACTTCAGGAACCTTGCCGCCTTCTCCACGTTTTTGTCCTTCATCAAGATGTCTATGACGCCTCCATAAATATCTTTTACAATAGGTGCATTGTCTCTGCGCTTCAGCACAATTCCCATAGACTTGCGTTTACACTTCGTCGGGTCGTCTTCATACAGCATACCTACGTACCGCTTCTTCGACAACAAACAGAATGGGAGAAATGTCTTCTCATATTCGAGGTCGTGAGGCTTTTTCAAGAATTTTGTGGCGAGCTTTCCAGCCTCTTTTGCAAGCTCAATAGTGATTTCCAGTGCCTTCTGTCCTAGAATGTCCTTCCCGGACAATTCTTTAAGATTGAACTTGAAGAATACAGAGTCTGTGTCTCCATATACATACTCTGCATTCGTCCTCACCTTCCCATGCTTGGTAGTGTCAACAACTCTATCCTTGTAGCCTTCCTCGATGACACGTTTTCCATACGTCAGGAGCTTTCTTCCCACCGCGGTCGTAGAGGCTGCACAGTCCTTCTCGTAGAACGTGCTTGTCTTGGCACCAGTCTGCCCATACATCGAATTCGCTGTGACCTTGATGCTCAGTTGCCTTTTATCAAGAATGTTCTTCATGAAGTCATCCTTCTCTAACGGAATAAGTTTTCTTGTTGCTTTCCTGGCAGCCAGCAACTCCTCAAGGATTGCTGGCATAATGCCTAATCCATCTGGAAATTGCGCAAATCGACATTCCTTGTATCCAACTTTTACTTTCTCCATCCCCGCCGTTTCCCGCCCTCCCTTCCTGCGCCACTTGTATGTGTCGTATGTAATATTTACGTACTCGTAACCTTCCAGATCATCATAGATGTAATTGCCATCGTCGTCTTTTTCACCAGTCTCCTCAAGCAGGTTTCCTGCGAGGTCGTATTCGCGTGTCAGCACTTTGCTGTCGTGTGATATGTTTTCGCTTATCATAGATGAAGGATACAACGAGCTGTAGTCGACGCACGCAACAGGCTCTTCCAGATACAAATCGCATTTTGGCGGAAGAACGATGGCTCCCTCATATCCTTCTGTATCTGATGCTTTATCTATCACGGGCATTAGAGTTCCTTTCTCCCTGCACTTCTTGGCAATATAGCTTGTAAGCTTGATTCCCTGCCCTCTCATCACAAGGAAGTCCATTGGGACGCTGCACAGACTGGCCATCTCAATGTATCCAGTCATTACGTCAATCTTCCGCATGAGATGATGCACCAGGTTGCAATCCTGAATACAATACTTCGCAATGACTGCTCGCTCGTCAGGACCTTCATTCGTCATGCGAAATATGTCCTGTGGCGTTACGTCATCTTTGGCAAGACCCCACCTTACCTTTTTCTTCATGTCAGGCGTTTCTTTTCCAGGTATCATGAATGTTCCGTCGTCAGGGTTGACATCACTTACTATGAACTTCTTCCCGTCCTTATATGAATCGACGGAATGAGCCGCTTCTTCGAAGTTCACGAAGTTTCCTGCCTCCAAGCCTGTCAAGTTCTTGCTATATACTTTTGTCATGTCATCTACGTGCTCTATCCTTGCCACATTGTCGCCAATGAAATAGCCGGAGACGTAATCGAGTTTGTATTTGGTCAGCTGGTAATCCCTCCTGAGGAAATTGTATAAATCGACCTGCAGTCTTCCTGTCATCTTCACGAACTTCAGGTCGTGCTGACCGCTTGCGATGAACAAAGTGTTCTCCTCAAGTCCTTCCTTTCCAGTTCGCCAGTCCTTCTTTATGCATACCTCCCTTTTGTTACGCGAAAGCTGCAGGAACGAGTTCACGCACCCTAGCTCTTTAGCACGCAAGAACATGAATTGGTAATCAAAGCCAAATATGTTGTAACCGATAATGATGTCGGGGTCTTCTTCTTGGATGAGCTTTGTCCAAGCCAGCAAAACCTCCCTTTCAGTTTTGTAACTTTCAATCACCGAGTTCTCCGTCTGAGGAAGTGCGCTGCATGTATCACGAGCAATGCAGTGATTCATGTACGGCTTGTCATCTCCGTAGCGCAAGAACGTTGAGCCAATGAAAGTTACGTTGTCTCCATGGAGCTGCGGAAACGTGGCTGTAAGTGTCCGTGTAAGCTCGAGAATCCTTGTTTCTCTGGTCGCCTCTGGGTCCACGAGAAGATCAATAATCGAACCACGCTTTTTGTATCTCTGCACCCGGCTTTTGAAGCTTGACCAGAAACTGCCTGTTTCGTCCGCTCCTGACTCGTTAAGTCCTTCATCGCAAGCGGTTTCGTCATCAGTCTCCCTCACGATGCACTCGTCGTCAATATCTGCCTGATATGTTGAAGGTCGTATCTTGATCCATCGGTCAAACAACATATCTATGTCATCTTCGCTGACTCTTGTCTTTGGATACACAGTATCCACTTCCCCAACAATATTGTCGGCGCATCCGAAAGCCGTCTTGACGACTTGCCTCAGGTATTTAACGTCCCCTGGACCACTATCCCAAACGTCCACTATATTTGTTGCGAGCTTATTGTAGTCTTTCTTTGGCAGCGGGAAATCTCCGTGACTACTGCTGGCTTCAATATCAAAACTGCAAATCTTGTAAGGTACTACTGCTTCCTTATTGGGGAGCGGCATTATGTGTTTATAGTCGATCGTGAACTCGTATGTGCATGACGTTGTCTTCTTCTTGTGCTTGAGTGTCTTCGTCTTCGGCAGAGCGATCCAGCCAGACGGACTCATCTCCTTTATGTGAAACATCCGCAGAAGTGGAGGAACCTGGGCCTCGTAAAGCTCCGTTCCGACGTTTTTGAAGTCGTAGCCCATCGGGTTCAGGAACCGCTTATACTCACCAGAACGCGAACTCGTGGTTATATACCACAGATTCTTTGCTTTTCGTAGTGCGGATTCGTTCTTGAACTTTACAAGAAGAAACTTGTGCTCCTTTCCCCCGTCGAATCCATAGAGCTTCTTGCGACTTATTATCTTGGTCTTGACTATCGAGCTTGCATGGCGATTTCCCATATCCTCGGTCATCTGCGACACGAACGCCTTTTTGTCGCTCTCGTTCCAGTCATCGCCGATTTTCACATAGAAGAATGGTGTGTAGCCTATCACGAATATTGACGCCGTATCCCCTTTCTCGTTTATACCAAACATCTGAACGATGAATTCTTTGTCATTTTTATCTGATTCCTCGGTTGACGCGTCGTCGTCATAGGGATTAAAGCTCAACAGCCTAAATGAGTCGTGCATATTTTTCTATAGCTAGTCATCATCTTATATTTAATTCAATTTTCCACCCAGATAATAATTATCTAAACGTTATTCATAACATGAGCCGTACTAAGTGGATAATTGGGCTACTTGTCATACTGCTTCTTGCTGTAGCAACCGGCGTAGGCGAAGGATTTCGGGGAGGACGTCGCGGTGGAGGACGTCGTGGCGGAGGACGCCGACATGGCGGGAGCGGCTGGCGAAGAGGTGGGAGACGCTGGATGGGAATGGGAAGAGGATACGGGTACGGTCCAAGGAGGGCCTACTGGGCGAACCAGTTGTCACCGGGATTCTATGGAACCTGCAAAAACGGCTGCACAAGCACTGGAAACGGAACTTGGGGATGCCAGTATCCAGGCGTAGGGCGTGACGATTGCCTGTTCGCTACAGATTGCCAGTGGTGCGGCGGCGGCGGAGGATGGTGGTGGTAGATGACTTGTTTTATGTTGGTGGATTTTTCGCACCTTTATATAACGATGCTAGACAAAGTTCTTAAGAGCGAATTCACATTATTTGCCTTTCTCTTTCTCACCGCACTCTTGGGCTGGGTCACTCCATATGTCGTCAAGACACTTGGAAAGAAGTACAGCCCTCTGACCTTGGGCGTCGTTGACGCAGTCGTTGTTGTTCTGACTCTTTTTATCGGGTCATTGGTCATCGGAGGAGAGAATGTTGGAGAAGTAGTTGGCGACATGCAGAAAATGTCTCCCTACGAGTACGCCCAGCTAATCTCCCTTGGGGTAGTCGGAACTGCGGTGGGTTTAGCAGGTACGGCAATCATTCAGCATCACAATATAGGAAAATTTCAGCTTCACGACTATATAGTGACCATACTGGTGAGCGCCATTGGCGTATTCATATTCATGCGTGACGAGATGTCTCTACAGAAAGTCATCGGGCTTATGATAATCGCCACAGGAGGATTCATATTTAGTAACTGACATACTTTCAATATTTACTAACTTACAAATATTGAATTACTTACGTGTCCTACGTTTTCCTCGCGCACGCTTTTTGGCGTGCTTACGCTTCCTTGTGCGTTTCTTGCGGGACCTCGTCATTCTCTTCTTCCTGAGTCTCTTTCCCCCAGAACGCGGCATATTCCTCTTCATAAACAGGGCAAGTTCCTTGCGTGTTCGTTCACCGTTATGCTCGGCCAATGGCTCACCTCCTTTTCCGACCATCATGAGGGCGGGAAGCCCTTCAATGTTTCTAACGCAGGAACTCTTTATATTAGGAACGGCGTCAGCGTGCACCTCAATGACATCGGCGTCCAGGTCAGCCCCCTTCAACTCTTCTTTGAGTGCTGCCCATTCAGGCGCCAACGTTCTGCAGTGTCCACATTGAGGATGGTGGAACTTGACAAACGCAGGTTTATCGCTTACCATGCTATCAAACAGGGCGCCACCATCGGGTCCAATACTTACAAACTTCATATAGTACTTGTTTAGACAATATTTTATCACACCCTATGTGCATATTAATTTCTAAATTAACTATATATGTATAAAACAGCGGTTATCGTAGTAGTATTCATTATTGGTCTATGTTTTGTCATGAAGTACAATAATATTGAAGGTTTCGACAACAAGCTCCATGCCAGGTGCCCAAATATCCTAATACAGAAGGGCAGTGCTTTCCTTCTTTACAATTCAAAGATTGCGAAGGTGCCTGGTGTGAACCCTTTGCGGTTTAACAATTTAGATGACTATGTCGAATTCATGGAGTGGCAGCGCAGCCAAGGCATAAGGTGCCCTGTTCTGTATCTTCAGGAAGCCTACGACGCCCAGGGAAACCCAGTTCTCAAAGGGCGCCCAAGCCCTACCAATCTCCAAGGCGGACTTCCCGACTACATAATCCAAGGCGGTTTAGCTAATGGCGTTCCGGTGGCACCCGAGACGAATCCTACAGGCACAGTACCTGCGGTTCCCACGACTAAGCTCACCGACGCAGGCAGGGACGATGCACCTTACAATAATAATAGTTATCCAGGGTTCGACGGAGGGAACCAGGACGTCGGCTTAACCACGCCATTGGACAAAATATTTCACGATAGTGGCAGTAAAGTGAGCGCAAACCCAATGGACACCAACTGGGGTGGGAGAGAATACACACAGTCTTTGGTCGACACAGGTTATTACCAGGATGACCAAGTTTCGATTGCAGTCCAGTAGTCATGTTAATACATTCTCTCTAATTTGAATATATTAATCGGGTTCCATGAGTTTATCTCTAAGCCACGAGTTGATTGTTCCCATCTTTATCATGTCGTGGGTCAAGTTCGGTCCTATTTTTATATGAAGCTTCCCGTCACTAAAGATATGTTTTTTGATAAGCTTAATCTGCTTGTTGGGAGGACCAACAACAGTATCTTTTTCATCCTGAACCAGATAAACTTGCTCAGCCTGCCATATTCCACTCTTAGATGCGGAGTTCTGGAGCCTCCATTGCTGCACTACCGCACGAAATGGAACTGCCGTTCGCTTCAACCAGCGTGCCTGAGGCATTCTATCGAGATTCATATAAGATGTCGGTTGCTTCCCTTTCCATTTCTTGCAGATCATAGACCCTTCTTGCACGAAAGGCAGTATTGGAAACAAGAACTCAAGTGGTTTTTCAAGAACCGACAGAAAGACAAACTTCAAGAAGCAGATGGGCAAGCTATTGGAGAAGTTGGGGGCGAGCAGGAAAAGTTTATTAATTTTATGCCTACTCGCCAGCAGTGCTGCGATATTACACCCGTTCGAATGCGCTACAATATCAATGCTCTCGGTCATCGTATGTAATATCTTAAAAATATCCTCATAATAGATGTATATCTCGTTCCATTTGGCGTTCCTCAAGAAGTGAAGGTCATTGAAATCCCACCCGTAAGCACGCGGACACACAGTCAATACGTTAGGAGGCAGACTGTCGACCAAAAGATCGAAGTCTGAAGCAAAAGAGTCAAACCCCGTTATGATGAATACGATTCGCTTATACTTGACAGGAATACGCGTTCGTATCCCCGTTCCTATATACGTGTTTGTCATATCGTCGACACCGAATAGTTCTTTGGCTTTTCTATTGTACTTCAGATGTTCAATCCAAAATATAAGATTGTTTATGGCGATAAATAGAGCAATTGTAATGGTAAAAGCATTAAATATGTGGCTCGTCTCGTAATGGAGCAGCGTCATTAATAATAATATACACTATTATTTATGATGTTATTTATGATTTTTAAAAACATTTATCAAATAGATCGATGTACACCTCCTCCGTAGATATAGGCATGTACAACTTGACTACCGTCTGAAAGAACAATATTTCATACACGCTTATTGTAGCAATGGGAAGGATGCTCGTTGACAGCGACCTCGTTGCTTCGTAGGCCCATCTCTTTCTGAAACCACTTGGCACAATCCGAATTTTCTTGCTACATTTGCCCTCAACGTCATCCTTCGGGACAAGCGCCGAGACAAATGCGCCGCTAAGCATGCCAGCCAAAAGTGCCAGGCAGAGAAATATTGACGTGTTCATCAGACCCTGATTGTGCTCCTCCCTGGATCTGGAGTCATCTTTCACTAAGTCTTTGATGCTGATGGATGACGCTATGTCATATTCCTTGCACATCTCAGTCACGATATTCTGCAATTGAAACAAGTTCCGTCGCAAGGCTCTGTCCTCTTGCTTGGATATGTATGCCCAGAAGAACACTGTCTCGAATATGCTTAGGACGAAAGTGTGAGACAGTGCGTCTGCAATGGACCTCATCGTGACAGTCACCATCATCAGTGCTTCTTTCTGAACTTCGTATTTCCGTTCATTCGTTTCATCCTCGTTTTTCGTCTGGCTCGCTTGGACGTCCACAAGGTTATTTGTCGACCTATAAGCGCTGCGCGGAGTGCCTGGTCCCTCTATATCCACTATCTGGTCATCGTCGATGATCGAGTCCACAAAGCTTGTGTTTGTAATCTCTAAAACTACTCCACTCATACTATGGCACTATATGAATTGTAATAGAATATTTAACATCTTTATTCACAACTTATCTAAAGTGACCATAGTGTCGTTTAACGAATCCTTGAATGCTTTTAGTGCATTAATGCTTTGGATTATCTTCTGTGCTTCCGTTGATGTAGGGTCTTTTGATATAGTTTCAGCGTTTTTCACAATAGCCGAGAGCATGGAAACACCCGCGCTGGCCTCAAGATTTATTATCGTGTCCTCATATGAGCGTCTGTACTTGGTGATGGTGAGTGCGTCCTCTATGCTGTCGGTGTTGCTCTTGACAGCGGCTGCCAGGTCGTCAGCGCTTGTCGCCACGGCTGACGAAGAAGCCATTCCTTCGATTATGTTTGCCTGAAACTTCATACTTTTGAGCACTATGTACAACACGTATACTACTATGACTGCTAGTCCTAAACACTTGTATATACTATCTGAATTCATCCTATAATATATGCTTCCAGAATTATAAATCTTTTTATTTCTTTTTGAAGACCCAGAATTTCCTCAGAGGGAAAGAGAAAATAATCCAAATGATGCCACCAACAATCATTCGACACACAGTGTTGTATTCTTCTTGAAGATTCTCTGGCAGGTACTTCTTGTATTTGTCCTCGTTATCGATTAGATAATTCATGGCCAACTGATTGGAACCCAGTATGATAATGTCTGCCGTGGCGTATCTGACCATTTGTCCCATTGTTTCGGTCATTTGTCCCTCCACGAATATCATCTGTTGTAGGAAGAAGTTGATACACATGCCTATCAGCAACGAGATCATATTCGAAGTTTTAGCATCCATGTATTTGTCAAGCACTGAAGCTACACCGAGTAAGGATATGCTCACTATTGCCCCTGCAATAACAGACAGACTTGCTATTTTAGCATCATTCATTCTATAATATATATCATCAAAATTATTCAACCGATGCATTGAGTATCGACGGGTATACAGTCTGTCGCATTAGCGACAAGAAAGTTGTAGATATTCGATGTGCAGGTCTTGCTCAGCTTTCGCTCCTTACCGTTCTTGATAGTGGTTGTCAGACCAGCGAGTGCATGTTGATTGCTTTCAAGGCACGCAATGAGGTTCTTAATAGACTTGAATTCCTTCATGACAGCGATTGCCGATGCATTGCTGACGCCTGGAATCTGCGAGAGCATAATCTCTCCAATGTTTTCCACCGTTATGTTGTCTTTCTTAACTCGTTTGCTCACAGCGCTGTAACTGGTCGTCATTTCTTCGGCGCCGCCTGCATAGAATGACTTGTCGTTGCCTTTGGCTTTCTCACGCCTCAACTTGTGCGCGAACTGGACAATCCACTCTGCTGACTCCTGGGTGCTCGTAGTCTTGTGGAGAGAAAAACCTTTGAAATAACTCATCGAAACCATTGAAGAAATGAGCGTCTTCTTGTCCTTTCGACCGACTCGAGGGTTGTAGTATTTGAGGTCTCCCTCTATAAGGTAGTATATACTGTGGTTATGAAGGTTGCATTGATTCAGCCTGAACCCTTGCTCATCGTACCGCCCGTCCCCTATGCTTGCAGCCAAATCATTCAGACACTTCCTTTCAATAATAATTCTCTCCGTTCCTTCGTCGTCATAGATTATTGCATCTCCAACAGGCAGATTCTCGTCCTTGAGCGTTATTGTGTCACCGTAGTTCCCCTGTATCAGTGCCTGGACACAGGCTATCTTCAGGTCACTCTCTCTATAGTCGAGCTTAATAAGCATTTTCATAAACTGTAAAATACTTATTAAACCATTTAAGATTTTATATCTTAAGCGTGAGGGCCAAATCCGTATGGTGAGGCTCCAGGATTCGTCTTGAACCGGAACAAGAAGTTGGATTTGAGTGCGGGTGCGGCAATGAGATTGCGCCTCCCCGATGGGATCATGAATCCGGTTGCGGAGGGAGCAGAACCTCCTTTCTTCATCCCGCCAAAGTATCCTTTGTGGACCGTACCGTCCGATGCTGTGAAAAGCTTCTGAGACATTATTGCGTTACTGCTGCCGGCACTCATGAGAACCTTTCTGGCTACTGCTGACCGTCCTCTGTGGCTTCTGGGTCCGTTTCTTTGTGGCATCTTATATACTACGTAAATAAAAATATTATATAAGAAAATTAGTAGAAGCACATCCCGAAGCGAGACCCAGACGCTCTGCCGACACCACCAGAGCACTGAGGATTACGCGAGAGCATGTAGCGGCCCATTGGGTTGTCACCCTTCATGTAAGCAAGACCTGGGATGGGCTTCAATGGAATCGTCTGCTGGTTCCTGGCTTTGTTGCGCATCGCCGACTGGTTAGCGGCGATGCGGCTGCGTGGCGCAATGCCACCCATAATTCCGTAGATCGTAGTCCGGTTGGAAATAGACGCGACGTTTCTCGCCCTTTTAGATAGACCCATGTTTGGCATTTTATATAGTAGCTAAATATTTTTTTTTGAATGCTTTCATAATCTATTTAAAACAAACTTAAATCGTACGTAGGTTATATATAGAGACATGGATAAGGATGAACTAAAAGCGATTATTCAGGATGACGACGTTGCAAAGACAGCCGACGGATTGGTATTCGACCCATTCAATCCTTCAAACAGAGAGATTACATTGAGCGAGGTTCAATCTATTCTGAACAAATACGGCATTACCGCTAAAGTGAACAACCTCGCACTCTACCAACGCGCATTTGTCCACAGGTCTTATACTAAACGCCCGGCAATGGAAAACAAGGAAGCAAATGTAACAGTAGTGGACAGACCTCATAATTGTTTGCCCCTAAAGACAAAGTCCAACGAACGGCTCGAGTTCATTGGGGATGGTGTCCTGGAGCTAATAACGAAATATTACCTGTACCGCCGCTTCCCAAAAGCAGATGAAGGATTCATGACAGAGAAGAAGATCTCACTCGTAAAGAATGAACACATCGGAAAGCTTGCCTACGAGATGAGGATCAATAAGTGGCTCATTATGTCCCGAAACGCAGAAGAAAAGAAGACAAGGACTAACTTAAAAAAGCTTGGTTGCCTCTTTGAGGCGTTCCTTGGTGCGCTTTTTCTCGACTTCAACAAGATCTCGGTTGAAGACGAGCATGGGTGGTTTAAAAATGTTTTTGTCACAGGACCAGGGTACCAGATGTCACAGATATTCGTCGAAAAAATTTTCGAGGAGCATGTGGACTGGGTGCAGCTTATCAAGACAAATGATAACTTCAAGAACATACTGCAAGTGAAAATCCAGAAAGAGTTTCAAGTTACGCCAGACTACATCGAGATGTCACGTGACCTCGATTCTGGTTTTGAGATGGGGGTATATCTGTGCCTTGGACAAGCCATCCATCAAGTCAAATGCGCTGACGCCGAACCTTTCAGCAAGTATGGAAGTTTCGCTGCTATAAAGGAAGCTTTGCATCATAAACCTAAAACGAGTATTGCTGATAAAAAGATGGAAGAACTGAAAGAGATTTGCAGGGAACGTGGTATCAATGGATACTCCAAAAAGAAGAAGGACGAACTTGTAAAGATGATCGAGTCGCACCCAGGCGCCGAAAAGAGTGGTACGATCTTCGTGCTACTAGGCTCTGCAAGCCACAAGATCAAGAAGAAAGCTGAACAAATTGCCTGTGAACGGGCTCTTCAACTTCTTCCTTCTTAAGATCAGAAAGAAAACTGCTTAGTGTTATACCGAAGGGTATGGTAGTGCCTTCACTGAAGAAGTGACGTGTTTTGTCTTCGCTCTTATTCAGCCTCCTTGTAAGTCCCTCTCCTACAGATATCGGAGGTGCCAGATTGGCGTCCAACATTACCCTTTCCATTATAAATTAATACATAAAACTTTTTTATGTGCTAATTCTATATGTCAGCTGCTCTTTTAGCCAAACTCAGGGTGAAAAATCCGCCTAAAGCACGAGAGTCAGTCGAAATTGTCGTGTCGGCTCCTGCAAAGAGAGAGGACGTCTCGATTCGCACGAAAGTTGTCGATATGACGAAAACATCAGGGATAGACAGACAGGAATTTATGAGGAACATAGCGTCACGTGAAGTCGCTAAAAGAGACGAGCCTCTGCCTCCAACACCTGCAGTCCAGGAGAAGCCCCCTGCTCCGAAAAAACGAAAGCGACGACTGAAACTTGTCGAAGAAAAATCGGGCGATGAACCCAAAACGCCAACGGCGACAGCAACAACGGCAGCAACGCCAGCAACAACGGCAGCAACGCCAGCAACAACGGCGGCAGCAACAACGGGTGCCGAACCCGTGGAGAAAAAACTGACTATAAGACGCAAGACGAAGAAACCGATTGGTGTCGTCTTGGAAGGACCAGCGTCTATGCTAAGGATTGGCAACGAGACACTTGGTGTTCGCATAGGTAAGAAGGAGAAGGATTTCACGGTCAAAGCTTCATCATACTACATGAACAATCGCGAGATATTCGTGAACTTTATGTCATCACTGTTTGGACCGTACAAAGAGGAACTGCGCAAGGAAGCGGGTAAAGCGTCATGCACACAGTCGGACGACACCAAGTTCTCACCGATGCCCCACCAAAAGATAGTTAGGGATTACATTAACCTGTACACCCCTTACCGTGGATTGTTGCTCTACCATGGTCTCGGTTCAGGAAAAACTTGCTCGTCAGTTGCTATCGCAGAAGGTATAAAGAGTGACAAACAGATCATCGTCATGACTCCTGCGTCGCTTCGCATGAACTACATCGAAGAGTTGAAGAAGTGCGGTGATGATATTTACAGAAAAAATCAATTCTGGGAGTTCATCAGTACTGGGGAAAATCCGGAACTGGTCGAACCGTTATCCCATGTTCTTTCCCTATCCGTCGAGTACATTAAGAAGCACGGAGGCGCATGGATGGTAGACATCACTAAGCCAGCAAATTTTGAAAAACTAAGCTCTGTGCAAAAGACGAACTTGGATGAGCAGCTTAACGAGATGATCCGATACAAATACAAATTTATCAATTACAACGGATTAAGGGAATCGCACCTCGCTGCACTTACGAATAACTTTACGAAGAACCCATTCGACAACGCTGTGGTCATAATAGATGAAGCCCATAACTTTGTGAGCAGAATTGTCAGCAAAATCGGAAAGAGCGACACAATATCTGGAAGACTCTACGAATACCTCATGAACGCCCAGAACACGAAAATCGTCATGCTCACGGGAACGCCCATCATCAATTATCCAAATGAAATAGGAATTATGTTTAACATCCTCCGAGGGAAAATTAAGACATGGTATTTCAAACTAACGATAAACAAGGAACGCAAGGTTTCGCAGGAATACTTCATGAATCTTTTTAAGAGCACGATTCTCGGAGGAAACATAATGGATTACCTGGAATATAAACCAACCTCCACCACGCTGGTGATTACGAGGAACCCTTTTGGTTTCGTTAATAAAACCAAGAAAGGGACTTACGAAGGAGTGAGAATCGGAGAGCGCGGAGACATCAGTGACGATGCATTCGTTGCGTTAGTAACAAAGATTCTATCCAAGAATGACATCACTGTGAACCCAGCCGGGACCCAAGTCCAGAGCTACAAGGCACTCCCTGATAAATTGGACGACTTCAAAGCTTACTTTATAGACTCAACCAACGAGGTGAAAAACATGGGGCTTTTCAAAAGGCGCATTCTCGGTCTGGCCTCCTACTTCCGCAGCGCGCAGGAAAACCTTATGCCGAGGTTCGAGAAAACACCCAAGTATTTCCATATTGTGAAAATCCCTATGAGCGACTTCCAGTTCGGCGTATATGAGGAAGCAAGAGTTCAAGAGAGGAAAACCGAACAAAGAAATGCTCGTAAGAAAAAGAGGGCTGGCGACAATCTTTACGAGGAGACAGTGTCGACGTATCGCATATTCTCTCGCGCATTCTGTAATTTTGTGTTCCCCCGTCCCGACATAAAACGACCAATGCCGACAAGGAAGGAAATATTGGAAACTACGACCGACGACCTCGAGACTGCAGAGCAGAACGAGCGGCTCTTGAGGGATGACCTGGAGAAAAGCGGCAAGAATACAAGCGAAAAAACACTACAGCTACAGGTGAAACGAACGATGGAGGCAACCATCGATGAGGATCTTCTTGACGGAGCGTCAGCGACAGAAAGACTTAACAACGTAGACGGACGCTACGACGCAGACGAACTTGCGAAAGAGGCGCAACTCGACACCACCGATGGACCTGATTCCTACGAGGAGGAAATAAAAGAGGCGCTCAAACAACTGGAAAATGCCAAAGGGAAGTACCTGTCACCAGAAGGTCTAGAGACATACAGTCCTAAGTTCCTTAACATCCTCGAAAACATCACGGACGATGACCATCGTGGGCTGCACCTAATATACAGCCAGTTTCGGACACTGGAAGGCATCGGAGTCCTCAAGCTTGTGCTGGAAGCTAATGGATTCGCCAGATTCAAAATCAAAAAAACAGGCGAACAATGGGTGTTAGACATACCCGCAGAAGACAAAGGAAAGCCTACATTTGCACTCTACACTGGCACTGAAACTTCCGAGGAGAAGGAGATAATCAGGAACGTGTTCAACGGAGCCTGGAAATACATCCCAACAGCACTAGCCGAGCAGCTAGAAGTGATTGCATCAAATAACCTTTACGGAGAGATAATTAAGGTCCTTATGATTACCGCGTCTGGTGCTGAGGGAATCTCACTCAAAAACGTGCGGTATGTCCATATAACGGAACCATACTGGCACCCCGTGAGGATTGAACAGGTAATTGGTCGTGCCCGACGCATTTGCAGTCACCAGGACTTACCTGAGGCCCTGCGGACTGTCGAAGTGTTCATGTATCTTATGACGTTTTCACAGAAGCAATTAAACAGCGATGAGTCAATTGAATTGCGTCTCAAGGACAAAAGCAAGCTGGACAATCTCACACCAATTACAAGTGATGAAGCACTCTACGAGACCGCCACAATAAAAGAAGAAGTGAACGTCAAAATCCTGCAGGCTGTGAAGGAAGCATCAATCGATTGTGCGCTCCATTCACGGGCGGGAGACAAGGAACAACTGAAGTGTTTCAACTTCGGGTCAGTGAATTCTTCAAAATTTTCGTATCAGCCGTCGATTGACCAGGAAGAGTCGGATACTGTTGCCGACAAAAATAAAACAAAAATCACATGGAAGGCGGTTGAACTCAAGGTCGACGGAATAAAGTATGCCTTCAACAAACTCACGGGAGAGATGTTTGACCTCGACAGCTACAACAGAGGACAGCCCGTCCAAGTCGGCACCCTCAGCATAAGCGGGGAGGGGAAGAATAAAACATACAAGATAGTGATGGTCTAGGTTCCTGCCGTAAGGAGACCACCATCCCAGTTCCTATCATCGTTATACCTTCGTTCACCGTCATCGGACTCCTCAAGAGCCGCCACTATACTGGCTTCTGGTTGATCTGACTTCTTCAAGAGACTAAATATCTCATCTTGTCTATTAAGTATCCGGTCAAGCTTATCGTGCAATCCCGCGATGTCGTCTGGTTTTTTCTTAAGTTTATTGAAAAAATCTGGCACTCCAGAAGAAGGCTTATCCTGAGCAAAAGTGACCTGTCTTGGAGTAGTAGCGACCTCAACTATGTTACTGGTGTCGAGCTTCGCGTCATCGCCAATTTTTATATGTTGTCCAGTATTTACATTGTCTTTGTTTATCCACTCGCCAGCCTGCTTCGAGTCCTGGGTATCCAGAACGACGTTGAGCTGACTTTCGCGAGCAGCTATAAACTTTTCAACCATATTGTCCATCTCTGCTCCAATAGGCTTATCATTCTGGTCAGAAAAATCAATAGTATCTGGCTTCTTCTGGTTCATCATATCTGAGAAATTGTTCTGCCTTGTCTCTAATCCTTTTTGAAAGAGCTTTTGACGCTGGTCTGACGCCTCCTTTGCCGTTCCCCTCTGGTGAAGCTGAAGTTTTGGATCACCTCCTGCTGAGGGTCTGGGTCCGCTTCCAGTATTCGGAAGCTTGTACTTCTTTACATCGTTCATCATTTGTGTTATGACAGTTTTGTTGAGGGTTGTGAGGTCATCTCTGTCCGAGCTCTGAGCTGCTATGCTGCTCACCTTGGCGTCGAAGTGATTTTTCACATTCTGAACCTGGTCGTCATTTATGCCCTGGAATACGCCTGCCTCGAACATCAAATTCCATATTTCTCCCTTGTTCTGCATCGTGCTGAATTGAGACATATAAAAATATCAGTAACAATTTTTTTATATTCTTTTCTTCCCTCTCAATTAAAGTATTCTTTTCGGAGCTCCTGCATATTCTTGTCTGGGACCCTTTCGTTCATAAAGAACTTGTAGTCATGCGTCCCAGTGAGAAGCTGTATAATAAGGTACAGGGAGTACATGCCGCACTCAGTATTACCTTTCTGATGCTCCTTAGGGTGATTCTGGTAGAACTCGAGATTCAACCCTATTTCCTTTCCCTGCTTGATTATCCTGTTCGCCAGCTTTTTCACTTGTGCTGGAGCAGCTTCGCCATTACTATCAAAGAAAAATATGTATCCCTTCTTCACGTTTATAAACATCGAAATCCAGTGGGAACCTTCTAAATAATGAGGGTCCAGATTGAATATTATGCCTATTTTCGTTTTTCCTTTCTTGATCAAATTGCGTAAATCGAACTTGCACAATTCCTCCCAGACGCATTCTCCATAAAGCATGTGTTTGTCGAAGTCTATAGGGGAAGGACCTATAAAGTCGAAACATCTATACTTGTTTTCGAACTGCTTCATCACTCTCTCTATGTCGACACTTGTGAGCCACTCGGTTGGGTTATGCTTCCAGGAACTTGGAGCATTTGGTGCAAAGGTATATGACACAAGTTCCTTATCGAGCTTGTGGGACATGAACTTTTGTCGCAGCCAGCATGTCTCTATGTCGCACACATCCTTCATACTGTCTTTCAGTGCGGCCCATATCTGCCTTGGGTTGTTGCTGTCAATAATGGCATCTGGATGGCGGGAATTCCAAAGAGATTTCATTTTGAACAAAGCTTCGTCACTGTAACAACTGTAAGCTTTACCATTACCGTCCCCGGTCGCAGCACTGCATTTTGCACGCTTCATAGTCTTCACCCTCTTCTTAGAACCCGCTTTCTTCCTTGTTCGCCTTCGTGTAGCTGATACCATTACTATTTATTCACATTTTTCTTTTTCTTTTTTATTCCCTTCGTCTTAAGTGCTGGCTCCTTCAGGTCGATGGTTTTCTTCCCAGGATAGGTCTTAGTCTCTTTGACTCTGGGTTGCGACACGACGAAGTTGTCCAACGTGTTTGTGTTTTTTGGAGTTCGCATGAATGATGCATTGGCTTCAGCCATTTCGAATTCGCCAGGAGGTTCAGGTAGCGGGTCGCCAGACTGACCTCCGTACTCGTCTTGGAGTATGTCTTTCTTATCGGTCATCTTGAAATGCTTGATAACGCTTGTCACATATTCACTGTGTATCCTCTTCAGGTCTTCTGATGGACCCTCCTTGCGAAACATTTCTCTTGTAATCGCAATTATCCTTTTCTTGTAGAACTTCACGTCCGATATGTCCACCTCGGATCTGACTTGGACCTTTCGTGCCAATTCTGACTGATATAAGGGATTCGTCAAGTACGCAAGAGTCATATTGTCGCTATACACACTCGACGAAATGTCCATTAGATTACCATATTAAAAATATATGGGAATCTAAACATTTTTTAGTTGTTGGCGTGTGCAATTATCGAAAATGTTACGTCCAAGGTTGCAAACGTTGGGATTGAACGGCGCCAGGTCAGGCTCCGTAAAGAGCCCAGGAAATGGTTGTGCTTCTGGGCGGCCAGCTACTTGGACCTGGTACATGTCGCTTGTCGTGCTTGGCACGTAGTTTGGCTGTTCGCATCGTTGTAATGCAAAGAACTGGTTTCTCAACTGCGACTCTCTGTTTATGTTGGAAGCAAATCCGCTCCAAGGTGCCTGCGCTGATCCAGGATTAAATGTTGTTCCGACGCTGTATGTTGGTTCGCGCTTTATTGGGACCTTCGCCTTTGGTCTGCGGTCAAATATTGGCATCATCTCATATTTCGTTGACACCGGGCGAATACTGAACTGAGGTTGAAGTGTGGCCGAAGGAATGTTCCGTTCAGCCATTCTCTGACTTAACTGTTCCGTTCTCTCCATTCCACAATAATACACTCCATTAACGACACCATATAGTTGACTCATCTTATAGTATGCCAAGACAATATATTAATATAATTACCTAAAGTCTATTTTAAAGTATAGAATAAGTATATATGTGTGGAATCTTCGCCCTGCTGAACAATGTTGGGCTCATTGACACTGGGACCATCAGTAACAATTTTAAAAAGGGCTGCAGAAGAGGACCAGAGGTATCGACGTACACAAATATAGGAAACCTCTTAGAATTGGGATTTCATCGCCTTGCAATTAACGGCATGGACACTGAATCAGGTCAACCCATGACCATTGGTGGAGTCACACTCATTTGCAATGGTGAAATATACAACTACAAGGAACTGTACGAAATCGCCGAAACGAAGCCGCTGACGAACTCCGATTGTGAGATAATCATACACCTGTACAGGAAACATGGCATAGAGTACACGCTTAACTTGCTCGATGGCGTTTTTGGATTCGTTCTATATGACGCACGTGAGTCACAGAAGGTCATCCACATCGCACGTGACCCGCACGGTGTGCGTCCCCTATACATGTTGCATTGCAAGTCAGCCGCTGTGCCTGTAATAGCACTTGCGTCCGAGATGAAGGTTCTGCACGGACTAACAGAATACAACAATAAAATAGAGCATGTAGCTCCTGGAACATACTCTTCATTTACAAGGGAAATCGGGTCCAGAACAGATAAATACTGGGAACTCACACAACCAGAGACAAAATATACGCAACTTTGGGGAAACACGTCTATGTTGTTCGCACACCCGTCCGACACTGGACTCTGGAAAGTGCATACGTCCATATGCAGTCACCTGAACAATGCTGTTAGGAAGCGGGTGCGCGGGACGAGCGATAGACCGGTCGCCTGCCTCCTCTCGGGCGGTCTCGATAGTAGCCTGATCACTGCACTCGTGAGCAAATACTATGACGGTGTGCTTGAGACATACAGCATAGGGATGGCGGGTTCCAAAGACCTAGTAAACGCTAAATGCGTCGCAGAACATCTGGGTACGAAGCACACCCAGGTCGAATTGACGGCTGACGACTTCTTCGACGCTATTCCCGATGTCATAAAAACCATCGAGAGTTATGACACAACTACTGTTAGGGCGAGTGTTGGGAATTATCTGATTGGGAAGTACATTGCTGAGCACAGCAACGCGAAGGTGATATTCAATGGAGACGGCAGTGACGAGCTCACGGGTGGCTACTTGTACTTCTTGGAGGCACCTGACGACTTCGAATTCGATAAGGAATGTCGAAGGCTTCTCAAGGACATACATGCGTTCGATGTACTCAGGTCGGACAAATGCATATCGTCGCATGGACTCGAACCACGCACACCGTTTCTTGACAGGATGTGGGTCCAGTATTATATGGAGCTTCCTCTATCCATACGAAACCCCGTGTCACGTTATGCACCCTCTACAGATTCCGAGTCTGGCGGGAGGAGACATGCCGAAAAGCACCTCCTGCGTAAATCGTTTTCGCTGGTAGAACCAGACTTGCTCCCTCCGAACATCTTATGGAGAACCAAAGAAGCGTTCAGTGACGGAGTGAGTGGGGAGGACAAATCGTGGTTCGAAATCATCAGCGACAAGTTGGACGAAACATGGACTGACGAAAACAACGGTTCTGCGAAGATCTATGACATAAACCCTCCAGTAACCAAAGAGCAGGCATACTACAGGGAGATATATGAGAAGACTTACCCTGGGACGGCTGGCATCGTTCCATATTTCTGGATGCCGCGTTTCGTCGATGCCACCGATTCCAGCGCCCGTACTCTGTCGATCTATTCGGAAATAAACAATACTCCCGTAAAGAAAAAAAACGAGTAATAATTTATGACGACATATTATATAGATATGTTGTCATCATTAGCAAAATCATCATGGCACCACGACATCTTTATTTACGGGATGTTCCTGTCTTATATACTTTTCGCCGTAACGCTCACGGGTGTTTCGTTCATAGACCCCGTGTATCTCTCGACCTTAAGGACACTTCTCAAGTATTACGTCTGCGCGATATTGCTATTGCGCTTCAATCCTTTTGTCAAGACATCTAACAAAGCGTCAGATATAGAGTTTAACAGACGCATAGCGTTCTCCGCAGGTATATTCTTGCTGTTTACCACCGCAGCGACGAATGTCGCAGAAAGCTACTTGAATAGTGTCTTGAACATCAATATCCCGACCCAGGATTAACTGCGTATTCGACATCCTTCATTCTTAATATACTGCGATTCATTTAATTTTCGCTTAAACATTAAACGAGATACATGTACAACGCACGCTGGGTATTCATTCAGCACGACATCAAGAGGGCTTACCGTCTCTGATTTAAATACCCTCCATATATAACTACGAATGCATCTGATAAGATCACGCATTCCCAACAAATGCCCGAAAATCGATACAAGATATTTTTTCGAAGATTCCAGCAGACTTCCTAGAAACGGCTGGATGTTCCCTTGTTTCGGGTGCGGATCATTAACATCGACCCATACTGATATCATAGCCTACACTGACCTCAGAGTTGGTAGATATAATATTGTCTTATCGAAGCTTACTGGATATGAGATTCCTTTCTGTAAGCACTGTTGGCGACAAAAGCCTAAGTGGATTCATCCGCGAATAATGTTTCTGCGTTCTAAGGTAGAACTGTAACACAAAGCTTTTATTGATTCAAATGATGTAAATAAATAAAAGCATATTATATAAATGTCAGCAAAAGAGCCTTTATTAGAAGTCGTAGTTGATAAATGCAAAGCGTACCCAGTGCCCGTCGTTATGGCAGTAACGACAGCAGTGCCATCTGGCCCCAGACATCGGCATGTTCGACAACGTGTCGCAGCCAGGAGGTGCTGCAGACTTTATAGGTGTTTATTCTTGATTTTTGTCATTCTTATATGTTCAGGTATGTTCTTAATACCCAAGTCTCTTGCACCATTAATCACGTCAAGCGATATATACTTCACGAATGGCACAGTGTCAGCGGAGAAGACTCTTGACGTGTGGAACCCGAACTACTACAGTGTCAAGATGACGGACCCTGTATTAGAGCAGTGGTTCCTCAACTGCGACTGCAACAACTCATGTGAGTGGGACCTATTCGGAAAATACAAGCACGACGGAAGCATTAACATAAAGAGCAGAACAAACAAACAGATAACAACGACGTCAACTCAGGGTCCTACATCTGAAGCGTTGAGATACTACGCTAAGGCGTGCATTGGTGATAATCTGTTCGTTAAATTCACAAGTTCGTGGAATAGCGAAGGACGCAAATGGGAATGGTATAGTCCTGAGTACCGGATAGATTGTGGCTAGCGTTTTCGCCGGGTGCCATATTTTGACGCGATCGTCTTTCTTCGCGTGGTGTTCTTCTTCGTTCGATTAAAAAAGTCCTCAAGGTGTGTAATGATTTTTTTGCTCACGATATCATCGACCTCAGACTCGACCAAGCTTTTCTTGACAATAGGATAATTATACTTCTCCATATATGAGACCATAGTTCTAACGAATTCCTCGTTGCTTACGGACAAGCCCTTTTTCTGATGATATCTGTCAGCCATCTCGTCAAAAGGCATGCTGAATGAATAGGGTTTGATATTTATGTAGTAGACGTTGTCGTGTTCCATGAGAGGGTGATACTGGTCATCAAGGAAGCATATTTCTGTGTTTCCTGGTATATGTGTGCACCTAATGAGGTCTTCTACACTCTTGTCTTGGCGGGTTCTTGATACCTCAACGATTTCCCCCCTCACCTTGAAGGCGGCGATTATCTGATCGAATATCTTTGCCCCGACCCTGTTGTCGAAATACGAACTTATCTTTCTAGCCCAGCTCTTTGGACCCTGGTTATTCGTGTATATCATAATTTTGCGGCAGGACTTCTTTTTCTTTTTATCCATAAGATAATTTAGGATATTGAGAATGTTCGGTCTGAGGAATTCTGGGAAAATATTCATTACTTCGAAGAATTCTTCATCTGGTAAGCTTCTGTTGTGAAATTTCTGCAACGAATCCCAGAATATACCCAACTCTATAAAGCAACCTAATGTCTCGTCAAGATCGAACACCACAATTTTTTGAACGCCTGTAGCTTTTGGCATATTATCTAGAGAGAATTTATTTTCAAGGATATAGCGGGACGACTGGGTTAATAGTTCGTATAAGTAGGACTACAGAGCCATACTGATTGTTGCACCTTTGGACAACAAAAAAAACCTCAGATATATATATCATAGTAAATGCGGTTGAAAAACAGCGACTACATCACCATTCTTAAATATTATGATATAGATGCGCAAGGAATGCGAAAAAAGGACGCAAAACGTAAAGCGGAAGACCTTTTAGCGAACAAACTGTGCCGCTGTATCAAAAGAGTCGACAACAAAGATGAGCCAGAATCGAGGGCTATAGCAATATGTAAGAGCAGTATTTTGCTCAAGAAGGGCTTAAGAAGTCACGGATTCAAATGCAAGCCGAAGGCTCGTTTCACGCCGATGAAAGGAACTGCCAAAAGTCTGACTAAGTTCAAATTGGAGACACCAGGAAAGAGGAAAATGCGGAAACGCAGACGGACACGGAAGCGGAGACCATCTACTCGTTGAGATAATCCATCACTGACAGAAGAACGTTTTCCTGTTCTGTCAGCTTCTGAAATATCAGATTTTCAGACATGAGAAGTTGAAAGAAACGATGCATATTGTTCCTGCATACAATATGGATTCCATTATTTTTCACTTGGATGTCGCATATTATTCCTCCATTCGTCAACTTGATCGAGCTTGGATTCTTTAGAGAAATCCA